GCCGTGTCCGTCACCGGGGGCATTCTCTCGGGCCAGAGGCGTACCGAGAGGGTCCAGCCGCGCGGGGGTGGATGGTCGCGCCCGCCGCCCGCCGCGCCCCCCGTGCCCGCTGCGCGAGCCGCGGCCGCGGGGGTGGCTGGGAAAGGACGCTACGACACTTTGTTGCGGGCTGTCAACAGGGTCGTGGAAGATTATTTCTTGTGCATCTTCCGAAGCGTCAACGCGAGCCGAGCGCGCTTACCGGTAGTGCCGGTATCATGCTGGTGCTCGCGAGCGAACGCCATCGGGCTCTTGCCCGCTTTCTTGGCCTGCGCCGTCAGCGCTCCGGGATGCTTGATCGCTTTCGAAATCCACTTCTTCGCCATGTCACTTCTTCCTTGCTCGTTTCACCGCAGCGTTCGCAATGCGAATAGCTTTCCCCTCATTACCGGTTTTCTTGAGGATGGCATTCGCAATGCTCGCGGCCTTACTGGACTGTCCTTTCGACAGACCCTTATTGTGCCGGGAGCGAAACGTGGAAGATGTCCAGGGCATCTTACGCTCCCGCTACCATCCTTGTCAGATCGTTGAACTGCTGCGTCGCCTCGGCATTGCCGGCCGTGAAGCGGTTAGTCCACTCCCGATCAGCCATGAGCGACGAGAGCTTGGCCTGCGCCTGCTCTTTCGTCATGACACCGGTTCCGCCGGGCGCCCCGCTGGAGATGAAACGATCCTCGCCCATGCGCTGCCCGAGGTTGCGGAACATCTCCATCACGCGGTCATAACCGATCGACTTCTCGAGCGCGTCCACTTCGGTTTGCTGGACGCCGAGCTTGGCCGCGGCGTTGCGGGCAATCTGCATATTCGCATTGAAGTTGTTGCCCCAATTCTTTTGCAGATTATCCTTCTGTTGCGAGAGCGTCATCTGGTTCTCGGCCGCGCCTTCAGCATCGGCTGATTCCATGAACTCGACCACCGCTTTGGCCACGCTGGCGGCTTGCTGTTTGTTCAGGCCGTTTGCGAGAGCAACCTTCGACATGGCAGAAACAAAGCCGTCATCCAACTGTGAACCGTCGGCGAACTTCACACTCTGGCCGAAGTCGTAACCTTGCTCGTTCTCGGGCGCACCAAGCTTCTGGTACATGGCCTTGATGCCGGCGGCGTCGCTCGCCTCAGGAAGACGAATCAGCTTGTCGGCGGGAGCGCCGATATACTTCTCAGCTTCGCGGTGCGCCTTGATCGCGTTGAACGCGGCGTCCTTCGCCTCGATCTTGTCCCAGCCACGGTTCTGGAGATAGCCGAGAGTTTCTGAGTCAGCACCCGTATGCCAAGCGACTGAAGGAGCCGCAGCCGGCGCCGCTGGCGCAGCGGGCGGCGTAGCGGCTGGAGGGGTGGCTAGTTCGCCTGAACTACTCATTGTTGCCTCTTTGTTGTGGAGACTTGCCGCTGTAGAGAGCGAACAACTGCTCCGGGGTTAAATTGAGATGCTGCTGGATGCGCAGCCAGACTTCGCGCCGGCCCTCGAGCAGTAATGTTCTATCACGGTCATTCGGAACTACGCAAGATTCGTTCGCCCGACAGAAGACTGCAAGATCGCGGAGAACCGCTACGTCAGCCGGCTGGTTCAAGTTGAACGTGAGCTGGAAAGATCGCTTGCGATCGCGCAGGAAATCCATCGTGTCGTCTACAAGACTCATTGCCTGCGCTCCAGCGCGAGAATTTCCTTATCGATCTCTTTGGCCATGCGCTCATGCTCGCGAGCATCCATGAGAGCGATATACAAAAGCTGAGAGCACTCGAATGCGCTGCTCCAGCACTGATCCGCCTGTTCGCGGCGCCATTCGGCGCGCTCACGAAGTTCTTGCAACGTCATGCAGCGCCTCCGGTCGGTCCATCATATTCTCGCGGGCAAGTCTCGAGTTTAAAATCGGCAGGCGGCCAGCGGCGGAAAGCCTCGATCGTCTTTGCCCCGCCGTCCCACTCGACGTTCGGTTTCATAGCGCAAACGCGGTGGGTCGCTATCGCTTTACTGACGCCGACGTATCGAGTAAGCGAGCCATTCTCGCAATCGACTGCGACGAAGATCATGCCTGCGGAGCCTGCTGTTGTTGCTGGGGCGTCATGCCCGCCTCGTGCGCAGCCACATTCGCCTTGAGCATGGCAGCGTTCGCTGGAGCGGCTTGGATATTCTGCTGGCGCTGCATGATCTGCTGGCGGTTCTGGCGCTTCGCGGCGATCTGATCGTCTGACGCCATCCAGCGCACCGGCACCGCCTGGATATCGCTCGATTCTTTCAACGCTGTATCGAAGTCGTAGATGTCCAGCACGCTCGGGTCTTGCGTCGCATTCACCACCTGGAGAGCCAGCTCAAGCGATCGGCCGAAACCGGCCACTTCCTGCGCCCGCATGGCGCGAGACAGCGGCGACGTATAGACCACCTGGTACTCGCCGCGCGCTTCATGAAGAATCGGCGGCATCGGTGGCAGTTTGCCGAGCCAGGAGAGGACATCCAATTCCCGGTCGATCAGGGGCCCAAGGTACTCGCTCTGCTGCCGGCCGACCGTCGGAGCCAGCAGTATGCCTTTCTCGTTCGTGCGCTCTACAACTTCCGTCGCCGTCATCGTCGGCGTCTCGGTGAGAATCTGGAACAGCGTGACAAGAAAGGCATCGTTAATCAGCGCCCGTTCCTCGTCCATCATCTCTTTCGACGTGGCGATATTGCCGACCGGAAGAGGCTGGATCAGCGGGCGCCCGTCGGCGTTTACCCCGCCTTTGTTGATGGCGCCAGGCCGAAGAGAAATGTCCACGAGGCCGTCATCAGCCGTCAGCAGAACCGGTGCCACCGCCCGGTGGCCTTGCGTCAGGAAATCCTTCTTCTCGCTATTGAGCGTCTTGATCGCTGGCAGCACCATCATGGCCGGGCTGCGGCCATAGATTTCACCGGGCGTCTGTTCATAGCGGCTAATCGCGCACGGGAATGAATAGTAGCCGCTCTGCATCTGGCCTTCTGGCCAGTGACGCGCGCGTAACAGCCGACGCTCAGGCGTGAGGCTCAGGAAGTAGCTGGCATAGGTCATACCCTTCGGCCCGATACGGCCGGGCTCGTAGTCGTCACGCGGGCAGACGCGATGCAGGAACTCATAGGGCGTCTCGCTATGCTGCTCGGCGGCCTTCAAGATGCCTTCAGGCAGAGTAGCAGGATCGAACTTCTGAACTGCCTGGCGTGGCGTCAGACGGAACCATCGGCAGAAGCGATCGATCAGACCTTGGTGGTTCTCGGACAGAAATATCTCGCCGATCGGCAAGTGCTTGTAGCGCAAACCTGAAGCGCCATCGTGGCCATAATACGGATCGATGTAGTGACAGCCGGTCCCGAATGCACCGAGCGATTGATACTGAAGCTGGTTCTGGCTCGAGAAATTGGTGATCGGCTTGTAGCGTTCCTTGAACAGAATTTTCGTCACCTGTTCAAAGTAGAGCCGAACTTGCCGATTCTTCATGAGATAGTCGTTGTCGGCGGCGAGCATATGCCACGTCATGTTCCGCGGCGTCAGCAGCGAATCCAGAATGGCGCCGAAGCGCGATAACGCCATCATCGCCGTAGCATCTACCTGCCGGTCGGTCTTCTTCTGGCCGGGGAAGTTGTAGTTGCCGTAGAAGAATGTGTTGCGCGACGTGGGCAGCACGATCTCGGCGACTTCCTCCCAATGCGCGCCGAATACCGCGCGGTAGACCTGGAGCTGCATGAACTCGGTATAGGACTCGTGGACGATCTTCTCGTCCTCGGAAGTCATGCGGTACTGAGCTGTCACTGGCCGTAGCCCGTCAAGGTCTGGAAGGCACTGGAGGGCGAGAAGCCGCGATAACCGGCGATCTGTTGCATTTGCTGCTGTTGCAGCTTCTTCTTCCGCTGCTCGTCAAGCTGGTCGTTGAGCTGCTGATTAAGCTGGTCGCCGAGACCGAGGTTGAGATCGGAGAAAGCAGTACCGACGGGGCCGGGCATTTCTATTGCTCAAGGCATGGGTTCCCGAGCAAGATTATTTCGGCCGCCCGGCCGTGTCAACCCATCCACGGGTCCGCCAGATCGATATCCTTCGCCATCGCAGGTTCGTTGCGCTTGGCCGAGAACAGGAATTCCGCCGGCTTCGCGCGCCTCTTGTCCATGAGGCCCACGCGCGTCGCCGACATGAGGTCATCATTGACTTTCACCAGAAGCCCATCCTTGCGGTGGTAGCGGCCGTACTCCTGAAACCAGTCATTCAGGTGGCGAAAAACGCGCAACCGCTTGGTCGAGAACCGGGACTGCATCTCCATAATGCCGATCTCGGTGGAGTTGGTGCCATCCTCGAACTTCGCGTGGTCCTGCAACATGCTCTGGCCATGCTTCCGATATATCTTCTGGAGCTGTAGAAGCTCCCCACCGAACTCCCGGCGCTGGGTGCCGTCCTGTGGCCAGGCGGCCGGGATCAGGTGCCCGCGCCCGTCGAATGCCGCCTTCATAGCCGCGCAGTGCTGGAGGGGCATGGCGTCGGCCATGCGGATCGTGTGCGCCACGTAGATCGTATCCGTGTCCTTGTCCCATCCAAGCAACACTGCCGCGAACGGGTGAGCGACACCAAAGTCCAAGCCCCACACGTAGGACCAATGCCACGGGAGCTGGAAGGCATCGCATTCGATTTCTTCGCGCAGCGTCGTGAACACCGAACCGGAGCCTTGCATCGGCTCGCCGTAGAAACGAGA